CACCCTGACCAACGGTAACCAATTCCTGTTTTCCGCTTGGGGTGTTGACTAAAAGCGTGTTCATGCGCCGACCTTTCGGATGGAGAAATAGGTGTCGTCAACGCTGGCGCCGTTTTGCAGTCCGACCGTGTGCGGGCGAATCACGTCGCCCGTGGCGAGCCTTGCGGTGATCGTCAGCGAATTGGAGATGCCTGCACCGATGCTGTACGTCTCGGCAAGCCGGTTGGCCGCGGTGATGGTAGTGATCCCAGTCGTCAACTGCGCAGAGTTGAGGGAAACACCATGCGCCTGGATTGATGCGGAGTAGTTGTCTGAATAGCTGATTTGGTACAAGCCCGGGGAATTGATGGTGAACGACGCCCCAAGCGTTACCGAGTCTGCATACGTGATAGCCGTGCCGCTGCTGGACAGCGTGGTGGTGAACCGCCTGATTTTTGTGTTGGTGGAACCGTGGCCATTGCCAGTGGTGACGACCACGCTGTGGTCCCCCACTGAAAAGTCGAGCACCACGGCATTGAAGCCAGTGCCATCGCACTGCAAAATCGCGAATTTGCCGGTGGCCAGCGCCAGGGTGGCTGCGCCGTTGACCAGCTCTGCGCCATTCGGGTCGAGTGTGACAACACCAGTGCCGCTGCAATAGATGTAGCAGTACCAACCACTTCCCAAAGTGGCGGCAGCAGTCAGTGTCTGGCTGAAAGTCCCGCTGGTCACGTCGATCAACGTCGCACGGTCAGACTGTCCCAAGATGGTGTTGCTGGTGCGGGCTGATCGAAACAGGGTTTCAATACCAAAATCCACTCGCGCCCAGTTGGTCGTATCAACACTGGGATCAGTCGCCCCTGCTCCCGCGGTCTTGCGCCGGTAGTCCTGATAGTCAATCGGGCTGTAGACCACATCCCCTGCTGCGTAGGTTGTTTCGCTGACCCAGATGTCAGCGCCAGCCAAGACGGCAAGTGAAATGGCATCAAACCCGGCTGCAATCGAATCAAACTCGCTTCGCATGGTCGCGCTGACCCCGCGTGTCTGCGTGACCGGTGCTGCACTTGAATGGGAATAATAGGGATTGCTCATAGCTTAATGCTCAGGTCGTCTGGGGATGAAATTGACCGTGTGGCCCTGCAGGGTGTGCGGGTCATCCTGATTCCGGCTGGAATAGAACAGCAGGGAAATGTTCTTTTCTGATCCATCCAGCGAGATACGCGGGTTCCCAACCGCTTGCGCATCCCAGTTGAATTGATCCCAGATCAGTTCATCCCAGTAGCTGCCAGCCTGAATCAGCGGTTTGTCGAAGGCTGCAACGCCTTGGGCGATGTCAGGATTTCCGTAGCCCAGGTCATAGGCAACGCTCAGGTTTGAGAATCCGTCGCACACCAGCTCAAGCACGGCGCTCTTGAAGTCCTTGATGATCTGGGGTGACTTCAGGTGGTTGAAGGGAAGCCTCAATACGCTGAAGATCACGCTGCCATCAAAACTGGTTCCGCTGCTTTCACGGTAGACGTAGCCGTCGTCACTGCCGAACATCGTCACTTCAGAGCCGTCTGCCACTTCCGCCGTGCAGATGCAGCGCACGGCCATGCCGTAGTCCAGCGGGAGAATGCCGCTGATCTTGTCGCCAGTCAGGCCCACTGCCAGAGCAGAACCGTTGGAGAAGTACACCCGGTACTGGTTCTTGGTCTTCAGTGTGGTTGATGCGGTCTGAAGTCCGCGGTACCGTGTCACCAGAGGCTGAACCAGATGCGAGACAGAGGCATACTCAAAGTCACCATAGTTCAGGGTGGTCTTGAGCCGCTGAATGCCCCGGTTGCTCAAAACCAGAGTGTCATTGCCGATGGATTGCGCGGTAAAGGCAAAGGCCCCGATGTCATCCACGGCAGGGACCAAGTTGAAAGTCGCCAGACTGGAGCCATACAGAATGCTGGTTGGCCCCTCGCCAAAAATGGCCAACGAAGCGCCCGAGGTGGACCCGGACTGAACGGCAAAGCCGGTGACGTTCTCGCCCAGCGCGATTTCAGCCGCACCCAGGACAGGTGTCCATGCGTAAGGCAGTCCAAGTCCACTGAGTTGGACACTTCCCAGAAAGGAATAGAACAGGTAGAACCGGTGAACCGTCACATGGCTGGGCGTGTCGGTCGTCATGCCGGTGCGAATCGGGATGTAATTTGTGCCGTCAAACTCGAAACCGAGGTTCACGCCATCCACCCCGTACATCTTCTTGGTATCGGTCGAGCCCGTGAAGTTGCCGTTGACGAACTCCATGGAGCCACCCGGAAGGCGGGTGATCGAGGTCGCCAGACTCGCACTCGTGGCCTTGGTCACACCCGTTACCCGGATGGCTTCGCCGTTCTGCCAGGTGCCGGTGATGGTGGAAATGATCAGTGTCCCAACCCCTGATACCGTCCACGTCCCAGAGCGAAGCATGGGTTTGACGACCAGAGCTGTCGCCCCGCTGGTCAGGCCGGTGATGGTGTTCCCAGCGAAGATTTCACCCACAGCCCCAGTGAACTGAATCTCGCTGCCAAATGTGATCTTGACCCAACCCCCGGTCGTGGCTTTGTACATGTCGCCCGCGGTCGCTGCTGCGTTGTCCCTAAAGGCATACCAGTAACCGCCGTAGTACCAGACGCCGCGAATACGGCCCGAGCCCGGCACTTTCAGCACACTGGTTCTCCAAAGGTCAGCGGCCAGGGCCTTGTAGTCGGCATGGTCGGAAGCCGTTGCGGCGCTATCCAGCGAGACAGTGCCAATGGTCCCAACTGTGATGGATTCGCCGCTGGTGTAGGTTCCGCTCAGGGCGCCCAGCACCAGATAGCCGGTGTACTGGTACAGCACCTTGGAGGTCGCTCCGCTCGATACCCCGGTGATGGTGTCACCTACGGCCACGGTCCCTGACAGGGTGACGGCTGCAATCCAGTAGCTTTTGGAGCTGGGAAGTGCTTGCCCGTCAAACCGTTCAACCCCGTTGATCCTGCGATACCCGCCACCGATTTCCGGCTCATAGTTCAACGCGCTGATTGCCTTGCCTGGTGGCATGGCAATCGCCTGCGTCAACATGTCCAAGCCACCACCCAAAGGCGTGTACTCGGACTTGACCGGCTGGAAGCGTGGCCGTTGTTTCATGCCAGGGCACCGCCAAATGAAATATCTGGCAACTGCTGCATTTCAAGACGATTCAGCATCCGGGCAAATTCCATTTCACCTTCGTCATAAACTTCAGGCTTGGCTTCGCTCACGCCGTAATACATCATGGCTTTGTAGACAATGGCCATGTGAAACTGCGTAGGCAAGGCGGGGGTGTCGTCATTTGCAGCCATTTCGGTCGCCACCTTGAAGTAGTCGCCGCTGATGGTGTACCCCGCTGCCGGCGTGCAACCAAGACCAATCCCAAGGGCTGGTGTGATCGTGAACTGGGTCGGCCTTGACTGCATGGTTCGTGCACTGCCGAACTGGTAGACATCGCGCCAGTCGTCATAGTTGATGCAGTCCATGTCACATTCGCTTTTGGTCCCGATGGATGTCTGATAGTTGCGAAATGTTTCCACGTCCCAATTGCCAAAATCAGAAAAACCCGTTCCAGTCGATTGGATTTGCGCCAGGGTGTAAGTGGACTGTCCTGCAACCGTTGGAAAGCTCATGCTGTAGCGCATCCATCTCCAATTCGGATACAGCATTTGCAGGTACATCCATGCCTCATTGGTCCAGTCAACCAGTCGTGCATATTCCCCCGATTGGTTGGTAACGGATGTCACGCCAGAGCCTGTCACGCGACACTTGCGCTGGAGCCGCTGGACAATCGAAAGAAAGTTCATGGATGCCTCAGTAGAGAATTACGCTTCAGCCCGAACGCGCTTGAGCCAGTCCATGTCCCGCGGTGTCGGGTTGACCAGTTCAAAGGGGTACTGCGCACCGACATTGCGCACGATCTTGGCGGTGTCGTTGCCATCGGCATCAATGGTTTTGACGGTCTTGACGCTGATTGGCTTGGCTCTTGCCAGTTGTTCAGCGACACAGCGTTTGACAGTAATGTCAACGCCGCGTGGCAAGTGATTGCCGAATTTTGGGTGTGCGATTTCACCATTGACACACACAGGAACGCGCGGTTCAGCGTTGGGGTCATTGGTTTCATGTAAACGGATGCTGATGCGTTCATTCTGGAAGCGCATCTGTTCGGCCCAGTCGTTACCCGCACTCATGGTGTCGGTGGCCAATTCAATCTCGGGCACGTCATCGCGCTTGAAGTCGCCGCGTGCGGGCATCGTCACATCCTTGGCTGCTGGTCCTGCCAGTTCTGCGGTGCTGGGGCTGTAACGGGGTTTCTGTTCTGCCATTCAAGTTCTCCAAAAGAAAAGGCCCCAATCAAGGGGCCTCTGAAACGAACAACCCGGCGAACCGGGCTATTCACGGATGGTCAGGCGCGGGCTTGCCAGTAGCAAGTCTTGGATGCCAGCACCAGTGCCAGGGTGGCGTTTTGCAGCACACGGAAACCATTGCTGGTCAACGTGATGCCACCATTGCCGCCCGTGACTTCAAGAGTGCGGGTGCCAGCGGCCACCGTCTTGAGACACGAGTTGTCGGCCATGCCTTCGTAATACTCGCCGGAAACACGGTCAGTCATATTGACCCACTGAACGTATTTCGGCTTGAAGCCCACGACGACTTCAACGTAGTCCGCTGCCGTGATGGCGGTAGCGTCGAAGACATCGACGCCATTGGCAAAGGCAGGGGTGCCTTGCGATTGGTTATAGGTCAGCGTCTGACCTGCAATATTGCGTGCCATGATTGATTTCCTTTATGCAATGGTTGTGAGAGCAGCAGGGTTCGTCAGCGATGCATAGTTCACATCGGTAACCCCTACGTCCGCGTCCAGTTTGGCTGTGATCAGCACAATGGACGCACGAAGCGCGGTAATGTCGGCCAGCATGTTCCCGAGCAACTGGCGCATTTGCTCAGTGTCCCGGTGATTGGCCAGCGCATTGGTCCGCTGTTTGACAGATTGACTTGGCATAATTTTTCCTTATTCCGGCAGGTGCACAGAGCCCATCCTGTGCCGTCAAACCGGAGGGTTAAATCTCAGGGCTGGCCGATCAGTTCAGTTGAGGCGTACCGCATTCAGCCACGGCCATGCGGCCCTGGTTCAGAATGCCGGCTGCGTAGTACCACTTGGCACCCACGTAACCGCGCTGACCGCCTGGGTCGGACTTGTCGCGCTGGGAAGGCGGCAGATACCATGCATCCCAGTTCTCGGTTCCGCCCAGGTGAATCTGACCCACGGCAGCTTCGGCCATCATGATCAACGGGTAAACGTCAATCAGGGTGCCGGTCGTGGAAATCATGCCGGTCGAACCGATGGCAGCGCCGGTATCCGGGTAGCCAGCCAGTTCAGGCGACAGCACAAAGCGGAAACGCTCGCACGAACCGATTTCCATTTCATGGATCGGCTTGCGTTGGGCGTAGTTCGCAATGTCCTTGAAGCCAGGCAGGTCACGAATGGCTGGTTCCAGATCGGTATGGCAGAACACCACAAAGGCAGCTTCAATCGGCGCGGTAGCGAACGATGTTGAAGGCACCAGCACTTTCGTGATGGGCATCGCATGGTTGGCCAACAGCGTCTTGGCAATCTTGCGCAGCAAGTTGATGGTCACGGTGTTGTTCACAGTACCCCGGCTGGAGCCGCCACTGTAGAAAGCGGTAGTTCCTGCTTTGTAGGCACCATAGCGAACCATTTCACCAATCAGGCCCATACGCTGTCCGGTCTGAAGTTTGGCTTCATCAGGGATCACGTCGCCGTCTTCATGCAGGTCCACAGTCTGATCGGTCACGCAGTACAGCACGAGGTACTGAACCAGCGTCAACGTCACGTCAGTAGGGGTCAGAGTGTCAGCCGCAGGCGTAACACCTTCGACCGATGCCTGATTGGATGCAAAGGAGGCCACATTGGATGCGGTGATCCACTGGTTATCCACACCACCATAGGGCAACCAACGGCGGAATTTGACGTTATTACTCTTGTTCTTGGGAATGGTCTTGTCTTTGTCCACGCCCACGAGGGACAGGACTTCCAAGGGTGCAGCGTGAGAAAGAATTTCACCCTTGAGGGTGCCAACGCGCTGCGAAACGCTGGAATAACTTGCGATAGGCATGATGTTTTCCTAAATAAATTGGCTACCGTCCGCGCTCTCGTCTGAAAGCGGAATCGGCAGCTTGCTGTTCTGAAATGACACCTCTCGCCGCCACAGAACCCGAAGGCTGGATGGCATTGGTAAGGCGTTGCTTGTTTTGCGTCTGCTTGTTGGCTGCTGTTGCATGGGCCTCTTGAAAGGCTTTGATGGAGGCACCGATTTCAAAGGCATTGTTGGTTTCGGCCATCTTGGATTGATAGTCCGCTGGCTGTGTTGCAAGCCATTTCCGATAGTCCGTCTGGGGAATGTTTCCCTGCTCATCAGGCAGGCCCACAATCGCATCCCAACCGGGCGTCAGACCGTTCAGCAGTTCTTTGTGAATAGCGACACGCTCATTCGATACACGCTCTGTCACCAGCGTATTGACACGTTCGTCAATTGCAGCCGGGTCGATAGATGCACCTTTGAGGTTGACTCGCTTCAACACATTGTTCAGCGCGTTCTTGGTCATGCCAGCGAGTTCCGGGAATTCCCCGTACATCTCTGTCAAGTCCTCATCCGTCACCGTGACCTGCTCACCTTTCGGTGTGTCCTGCTGGAGTTTCTGGAATGCTGATTTCAGCGCACCATAATTCCCAGCCAGGTTGTCGATCTGCTTTCGGTAGCCATCTTTCATCGACGGAATTTCACTTAGCAGCGCTTCTATCTCTTCCTCGGTTCGTCCGGCAAACCGTTTGGGCTCGGTGGCCGGTGGGGTTTCCTCTTCGATTTGAGGCTGATCTATAACGGGGGCTGGTTCCTCATTGCGTGCGCTTGAAAATGCGGCAGCAGCAGCCGTCGCTTCATTGGCAGTCGTGGGTTCCAGTTGCTCTGTGACTACTCCGTTTTCCTCATCCATTTAACAGTTCTCCAAAAAACAAACCCGCACAAGGCGGGCAACATGCGGGGCAACTCTGATCACTCAGGGTCGTGGTCCGCTACAAGTGCCGGTTCAGGGTTTTCCATTTCCAGCAAAATCAGGTCTTCCGCAATGCGCCCTCTCAGGCGTGCGGTTTGAATGGGGTCCATGTCGCCATCGTTTCTGCGGCGATGGGCGTCAATGCGCCCCTGGATGTGTTCTCGCACCTTGACCCAGACAGCGCTTTGCGCCTCAATAGGGGTCAGCTTCACTGCGTAAACGCCTTGCCATCAGGTGCCCTGCCCGCTGGCTCAGTGGGTGGCGTCAGCGCCTGGTTCGCGTGCTTGTGCAGGTCAACGGCGTGGGAGTCTCGGCTTAAATCCTGCTGCACTTTGAGCTTCATCGTGGTCGATGCCAGCATGGCCTTGAGTTCATCCAGCGTGATTTCCTTGGCGCTGCCCAGTTTCATGGCCTCAATGCGCTCATTGACTTGCTGGACTATCAATTCAAGCTGGCGATCCTTGTCCGCTTCGGATGCCTCAAAATGCTGCTGGTTGATGTCCATTCTGGCTTTCGCCACGGCATGATCTGCAGCTTCTTTGGCCTGAATCTGCTCACGTTTGATGACGCTATCAGCCTGAATCTTGGCCGCTGTGATGCGCGGGTCTTCTGGCGGTGGCCTGTTGGCCAGTTCTTTTTTCTTCTCTTCGGACAGCTTCAGGCGCTCCGGGTTGATACGCTTTGACTTCAGCAGTTCTTCAATGAACAACTCCGGGTCCAGACCGAAAGCTGGATTGCCGACAAACTGCGCCACTTGCAGCAGGAACTGATCTTGCGAAGCTCGCTCCATCAAGGCAGACGATCCCCGAGCATGGATGTTGAAGTCACCTTTGGCCGTATCGTCTTCCCCGTATATCAGTAGGTATTCGTAGTACCGCTTGATATGAGGCTCGGTCAGCTTGTCATCGAGCATCCGGACTATGTTTCGGGGCACAATCCCTGCGTTGTTTTGCAGCATTTCCATGCCACCGACCGTCTCGGGTGCTGATCCTTGCTGACCTTGCAAAAGCATTGGCAAACCAGTCGAGTCCTCAAACATCTTCTGGAAGTAGTTGATGATGTTCATCAACTCGACCTGCATAGATGGGACATTGAAGAACATCATGGCGTGCTGGACTTGGTTGATGTCCGCATCGCCCGCCATATTCCATGTCCACGGATCACCACCGGGCTTGATAGCCGCGCGGTTGATGACCTTGTGAGGACGGGAAGACTGCCCTGCGTTATCCATCAGGTTTCGAACAGCAGCATTCAAGCCCAATTGCGCCGTCCTACCCTGTCGGGCAACACCGTCGCCAATCCACAAGCCGGACTTTCTTTGCCAGACGGCCACGTCATAGGTGAACTCGCCAGAGTCCATGTGCGACAAAGCAGCCTTGACCAACCTATCATTGACCATAGTACAGATACCATGGAACACGTCGCCCGACTTACCCTGGCAGTCACAGCCTGCATCTTTCAGGTCTTGCCACTCAACCTGGCCCTCAAAGTACCAAATCTCGAACAGGTCGGCTTCGCTGCGTTCCTTGGTCTGGTTCTTCTTGGTCCCAGTCGTGGAACTCATTGGCCCTTCTTCCAGGCACTTTTCAATCTGGGATGGTATGTACCCCAACTCGGGATTGCCAAGGTCGCGCAATTTGGACCGGGTAATGAAGTCCTGCTCCCAAACATGAGAGCCTGACTTCACATCTTCGCCACAATCAGCGCTTGGGAAGAATCTCCACGGGTCAACACGGACGGATGCAGGAGAAATCTTCTTTTCAAACTCCAGTGTGAACCCTCCATCTGCCTTGCGGACAGCCTTTGAGGCCATCGCTTTTGGGATTGGTCCTTTCATGACGCACGTCCCAATTCGGGCCATGTCGTGAATAGCTTTCCTCAACTCGCCGTTGTATCCGGCTTCCTTGAGCCAGTCGTCAATCTGGGTACGCGCTTTCTTCCAGCACTCATTGGCGGCATCAATCGTTTTTTGAGCCTGGTCGGCTACCGTAACGGGAACCGGCTGAGTCAGCGACTGACCATCGGGGCCAACCATCGGTTGACCTTGCCCCATGACAGGAGCCTGTCCACCCAGAATTGGCTGGCCATTTGGATCAACTGCTGGCGTTTCATCTTCCAGTGCCTTGACCAGTTCAGGAATTGGTGTGGGCTCGCCATCCCAGTTCCGGTCATCGGTCGGCATGTACATGTCGCTGATGCGTGCTGCGGCGATGTCCACATAAGGACGGGTCAGTGGGACAAATACCGTGCTGCGATTGGTTGACCTGTCCGGGGTCTTGGTTGGTCCCGTTCCGGTTCCGCTAAAGTCGTATGGCTTGGTACGCGAAGCAGTTGTTCTGTTGGCGTTGTCGATGGACTCGTAGTGGTCTTCATCTTCCTGCCACTGGTCCTCAATGCCAGACTGCTGGCGCGCCTCTATAGCTGCCTTGCGAAGAGAGCGAAGCGTGTTGGAAAATGCATCCATCCGCATGATTTGCGCTTCTTGCGCACGCGCCTGATCCTCCATCGGGTCTGCGCTCACGATGGATTCAATCAAGTCATCAGTCATTGTTTTACCTTACTCCGCGCCGTCTGGCCCGGATGATCCACTCGACCACTACAGCATCATTGGCCGCTGTGTTGAACTGCAGCCAGGAAACGCGCACATCAACAGGCGTTGCAGCGGTGTCCAGTTGCAGCCATGAAACCCTGACATCTACCGGGGTTGCAGATGTGTCCAGTTGCAGCCATGAAACCCTGACATCTATTGATGCGCTTCCATCCGCGCCCAACCAGTCACCGGACCAGTTACCGCCCCAGTTCCCCTGGTAGGCCATACCTACGTCCCATCAAGTGAGTCAATAGTCCTTGTCCCAGCAGAGTACGTGCCATCAATCCGCGTTGTTGTCCCATCCAGACCCAAGAATTGCGGATTCGCACCTTCAAGTCCGGTCGCAGCGCCAGCCGCGTGCGCAGCCAATATGCGCAGGATTTCTGCTGCCGTGAATCCGGCTTCAATGACTTCCGTCCATGGGTTTGAGGCAGACCCGGCATCGTTGAGCTTTTCGCCCATCGTGCCCGATGCGTTGTTTGATGCTGCCAATGCCGCCCAGACTGCTTCGCCCACGTTGGCTGTACTCAATCCGGTTCCTGTCACTGTGATGGCTGCGATCAGTTCGCCGATGGCGGTAAGCGTTGAACTTGCATTCCCACTTCCAGAGAGTGATCCCAGCAATTCACCAAGCCCGGTCAATGGCGCGGCGACAGTTCCTGAGCCGGTCAAGTCAGCCACTGCGGCAAGAAACGCCTGCAGGTTTGCGCTTGAAATCTCACCAGAACCTGTCAGGTCCGCCAGCGCCTGGACGATCAGACTACCAATCGCGTCCGAGATTTCACCGGACCCCAGCAGGTCTGCAAGGGCCAACTTCACAGCCAGCGCGTCAGCAGAAATACTTCCAGATCCATTTGCCCCATTAACCGAACCCATGCCACCCGATTCAAATGGCAGGTTCCAGCAGTAGTGGGTGTTGTAGCCGTTGTTGAAGGCGGACAGGTCAAGCCCGGTCAATACCGAGTCAGGCGTGTAGAACGAATTGAAAAGTGGCGGCTTGAATGTTGCCATCGGGTTGGTGAATCCAATCCCAAGATGGCGAACCGTGTTTCGGTTCTCCTGCGTGTAATTCGCAAGAATCATTAGTTCCACACAAAGTTCAAGTATCCGGAAATCGCACTGTTGGCTGGAGTCGCAACACCCGAACCGTAGACCCAATAGAGCGCAGCGCCATCGTAAACCCGCGGGATGGACGGCAGGCCGAACATGAAATTCTGCTCTGCCATCAGGCCCAGCGTTGACAGCGGAAACTGCGCAAGCTCGCGGACAATCGCCACGGTGTATTCACCACTGACATAGCTCACGCTGTTCTGGATTGTGTCGATTTGCGCAATGCCAGAGTCACCCGCCTGCAGCGGCATCATGTAGTTGTACTTGCCGGTACCCGTCGCGCCGGTGTAAATGATGTGCGAATTGGATGCCGCTGTCTTTCCAATGGGCAATACCGTTGGGGTTGCGCGTGATGCTGCCTGGCTGCTGTTTGTGTATCCCAGTGACATGTTTGGCGTTGCAGCGCCGAGAGCCGTTGCATTGCTGTTGAAGATGATTGCATTCAGACCGGCACCATTGGTGTACCTTGGCAGCAACCATGTTGACGTGTGAGTTCCTGTACCCGCATCAGTAATGTTGATCTGCGTCCCGGCGATGGCGTTGGCATAGCTGGTCGCCAACTTTCCTGTCGAATCGGTTACCCGGATGTAGTAGTAGTCTGTCGCCAGAGCCAACCCAGCCGGAAGCGTTGTGGTGGTGGTCAGCCTCATCCGCGTTCCCGTCAGAAGGTTTGACGGAATGTTTGCTGTGCTGGTCCATGAAATCACATCAGTTGATGCATCAGCCGTGAAGGTATCCGACATACCCAGCGTATTCGCTGTTGCCTGTGCCGTAGCAGTCGTTACCGATGTCACCCGGTAAAAGCCAACCACATCAACCAGAGCGAGAGTCCCTGGAACCACGGTGGCAGCAGCCGATACCGCTGCACCAGACAACAGGTACTTGTAGTAGGTCGGCTGGACACTTCCGCCGTGCTGGATCGCACCGGCACTTGTCGTGTTGTCCTTGACAGCCTGAAACGCCAGATTTGTTCCTGCGTTGAATATGGCATCTGCTGCAGGATTACCGGCCCCACGGAACAGCGTGTGCCATTCATTGGCCACTGCCGCGGCGGTCGGGTTGAAGTTCTTTCCCCAGTTCGTGCGGAATGTTTGCCCGTTGGCAAGCGCCGCAATCAGTTGGTCATTGCTTGAAAAACCTGGCATGGTGTAGTCCTAGTTCCAGACTGTCTTGAGCATCCCGCGGATGGCAAGGCCAGTCAGTGAGCCCTTCGGAAGTGCAATTGCGCTGATGTAGGCGTCATCAGGTATCTGCTGCAGTTCGTTGGCAAAAAGCAAAAAGTCTTTGTCATACGGTGCGTCAATGCCCCGTATGGTCATCTGGGCCAATGGCTTGACAAGCACGATGGCAAAAAACCCGGTATCCGCACCATTCATCTGGACTGACTCAATCAGCCTCACACCACTATCACCCAAGGCCAATGGGATGAACGGGTCCGGGGTTGTCCCGACTGTGGCCGTCTGACTGGTTGTGACCGTACCTGGCGATGCAATGGCGTTCTGGGTCACAGTCTGCGAAACCCTACCAGATACACCATCTGAATTGGTGTACGTCACGGTAAAGGTCTGTCCGCCCGTCCTTGATGAAATCGTCACTGGCATCATCATCACGCCCTTGCCGTCTGTGAACCTCGGCAAAGTGACTGTGTTATCCATCGTTTGCGGGTCTGTGTTCCCGTCTTCAATGGATGGGTAATAGATCAGGTAATCGCAAAATATCAGCGACATAGGCAGCGGTGTTGCGCTTGCACATGCCGACCGGATGAATCTCAAGTACTTGGTTTGGCTCGATCCAATCGAAGCCCCGTGATAAATCCCGCCGTCCGTGCTTTGCCTGATCGCCTGAGCCGTCAAGGGGGCTGCATCGAACCATTGCTTTGCCCGTGGGTTACCAGATGCACCTGTCAGGTCGTACCAAATACCTGCTGTTGTGATCTGGTTGACGTTCTTGACCCACTCGGATGATCTGGTTTTGCCATTAAGTTCGGCATCCACTAGTTCACGGACATTCAAAACTGCCATTACACGATGACCTCATGCAGAACGCAGCCAAATTGGGCCTTGCACTTGAACGGAGAAAACTGTCCAGAACCATCAACAACCACGGCAATTTCATTTGCTATGGAGTAGTCAGGCTCGTACATGGCTTTGACAAACCGGTCACATGAGCCAAAGCCAGACATGAAGTGCTGGCTGTCCGTCTCCATGAAATGTTTGCAGGTTCCACAGTTCATACGCAGCGCCCGGTCAATGCGGCTGCAATCTGCCGCCACTTCATGGTTGCCGAATCTTTGAAGTTCAATCCACCTTCACCGGCCAAGATGGACTTGCGTGGCGCGTTGATCTGGTGGCCACACTCTTGCCCGCAGGGGCGTTCAATCGAGCAACCAATGCCGTCAATTGGCGTCACCTTGACCGCGCGAAGACAATCTGCGCAGTAGTACAGCGGCAAGCCAATAACCTCATCAAGTTTGCGCTCCAGGGCGCTGCGTTGGTCGGCCATTTATGCCTCGGTAATCGTGAGCGCGCCACCGGCAAACTGCGGCGTGATGCCAGAGGACACCGCCAGCGGTGAGTTCAACGCACCGTAATGCCATGAATTGGTTGCATCGCCTGTGGACACATGGGTAATCGTGTTGCCAGTCACGCCACACTGCGGAAATGACAGCGTTGATGCATTGGATGTTGCCCCACCAGAAGCTGCAGCCCAACCCGTGGACCTTGCTGCTGTCACGCCAGCATAGTTGGTGTAGGTGGCCTTGTTCTCGGCTTGAGTACCCGTTCCAGCGGTCAGGCTGGCTGTGTGAAGATGGACAGTCACGTTCGTCACGGGGCTTGATGCCGCGTTGTCAGCGACGTTCGCCCAGGCCGTTGCCCGGTACATCAGGTTCACGATGGAGTTACAAACAGCGGTTGCTTTTGGCATGATTTTTCCTATGCTGATTCAAGTTCAACGCTCATTGCGCCGGATGTAATGGCTGCGATTTCTGGTGCCGTCAGAGTTATCTCGTACAGCGTATCTGTTGATGTGAGAACCTGTGTCTCATTGCGCACCGTCGCGCCGCCTGTGTTTTTCAATCGGACTATCACGCTGTTGCCGGTGCTGCTGGACGCGCGGTAACTCAGTTTCTGTGACGATGTTCCAGGGTATGTCGTCGCATTCAGTGCCAGTTCGCATATCGAGCCGGTTGCTGTCGTCACGATGTAGTCCAGCGCGTCAGGCGTCACTTCATCAAGCATGGCGTACAGGTCACTTCCGGTACTTGGCGTCCATCCTGAATTGCTGCTATCTGATACTGGCCTGCCGACCGTGACAGATGGCGTAGTGGTTGTCCCGTAACTGCGCCAGACAATCGCCCTGTTTTTGGCGTTAATCCTGAAAATTGTCCGCTTGATCGTTGCACTTGCTGGCGCATCTGCCGTTGTGCCGTAACTTCTCGCTACCAGCGCATGACCGCGGGCAACTATTCTGAAGTGCGGTCTGAGAATTGTTGAAGTTTCGGGTGGCGGTGTGGTGGCATCCGAGGATTGCCGCCACGCAATGACTCCACCCTTGCGAGTGAAGAACCGATTCACTTTATGGCTCCATCAACAGCGTGATAAACAGGTCATCACAGCCGGTTGCAACCATCCTCAATGTCACCACGTCACCATTCCGGTCTGCTGCGCTCAGGTCGATTTCATAAGCGCCGTTACTGATTTCCGTCGCCGTGCCTGCTGTAGTTGCACCAAAGGCCGCACCGTCCAGGGAGCGTGTCACCGTCACTGTCTTTCCCGTTGCAGGGTTGTGATTGGTGCTGTCGGTCATTTCAAAAGCAAAGTTGGCGAGCGCCGTGTTCTTTTTCATTACGCTGTTCGGGATCGTCACGATCCGGGCCGGTGCGCCGACAACAACGATATTTGCCGTCGATGACTTGGCAGAAATCAGAATATCGTCTGCATTTGTTTCGGCTTGGGACAGGTCCACAAGATAGTAGCCCTTGGCGTTGGTCGCGTCCATCTCTGTTGCTGACGTGTCCGTGATCGCGGTAACGCTGCCGAAGTCCTTTGAAATGTAGGCCGTGATGTTGGCGGCGTCACCCGTCTTTGGGGTGTTGGTCGTAGCGTCGAAGGCAAACAGAATCGCCTTTTGTGATGCCGTGTTCTTGAACATATCTATGCCCCGAGGTTTGCAATGAAGCGGTAGAAGTTGCTGCTGTACACACCGCCCGCTGCATTGCTGGTGTAGCTGATAGGAGTGGGATCAGTAAGACCGCCGTCGTCTGATGTGCTGATCGTCTTAACACCCGTTGTTGCTGGCGTGTAGGTGAACGTGCCAGTGGGCGATCCCGAACTGATGCTGACAGTCGTCGGCGTGAATGTCCCGCCTGCTCCACCGTCTGCCGGGGTGACAACAATCGTTCCGGTAATCACTCCATTGGCGCCCACCGTGAAGTTGGTAGACGCTACAAGAACCGTGCCCGAGCTTGGGCCGGACATGGTGACGGCAGTAGCCGCTCCAGTCAGAGAAGGAACAAACCGTCTGCGCAGTAGCGGCGGCTTCCACCGCGACTTGAACAGATTGCGAACGGCCACTTATGCCTCGCGGACGTAGAGCGTGCCGCTCAGTGTGATGGCGTCAGCCGGTGCAGTGTTAAGGCGAACGACCATAGTCGTATTGGCCTGGGAAGCGTAAGGCTCTGCACCATCTGGCCACCAGTTGGCATAGCCAGCACGGACATTGAAAGCATCTTCGTGGATAACAGTCGTTGTGCCAGTGTTGGCAATCGTTGTGTTGTTGACTTCAGCCGTAAAAGCCGCCGCCACGTCGTTGAACTTGACCGTGACGGGAGTCGGGGCCGTGCCGCCCGAGCCGCTGACCGTATGTCCGCGAACAATCGAGAAGCGCAGGATTTCTTCAGCAGCATCCCCAACGTCAGAGTTGCCGACTTGAGTCAGGAACAAACCGACAATCTCCACCGGCTTGTCGTCGGCTGGCGTGAGTTCAAAGAAGTCTTGCGCTGCGGCTACCGAGACAGCGGCAAAGTTGACCGTGTAAATGCGTCCGTTCATGATGATTTCCTCACATTGCAAAAAGGTTTTTGAAAGATGCACCGCCGCGCTTAGGCGGAGGTGCCGTTGTTGCTGCCGTGCGCGTTATCGGGTGTGGTTGTCCAGAGGCCACGACACTGCCATTGGCTGTGAGTGTGTGAGTGCCACCAATAGAGACATACGAGCCGCCTGCCTGGTAGTCTTTGAGCGTCCAACCATCTACCCAGCCTGACATTGATTCTGGGGTGTAATCCCCACACAGGGTCGTGAAGTCTCCCGATGTCAGCGCAGTATTGAAAAAATGTGCTTCAGCAACAGATCCGTTTAGGAAATTTGACGCCGCGCCGCTGTTGTAATGCGCCGCCCCTATGGTCACGCGATCATGACTTGTCGTATCGTCGGTCACGGAGCCTGTATTACTACCGCCTGCGTCCCCCGAAGCAAAATAAACAGTTCGGGATGTTGTACTTGCAAAAACGACTAGGGATGGCTGCAAGGTTGCGCCCACCGTCCCATGAGTTGATGTCGCAATCTGGCCACCGCCTGGATTCCTAAAAGACGCATATTTTGAACTGGCATTGCCGTCCTGATACATACCAGCGCGTCTATCTGCATTGCTCTGTTGCTGCTGAAAATATAATATGTCACCAGGTACTGAGTCAAACGATACCCAGCAAAACATCGAAAACGGAAAAGCAGAAACTACCTTGGAGCCCATCTCCAGATAGCCGGTCGATCCGTTGAACTTAATCGCCATATCAAGCCGTCCTGATAAAGTAAAGGTTGGAGCTTGATTGAGGCAGCATTACAAACCCCTTATAGGCAGGCACATACTGGAATCTCTTGTTCACCCCAGCAGCTGGTGATGCGCCTGGCGTTGAAGACCCGCCGCCCAAACTCAGAATGCTTATGTCCCACGTTGTGGTGCCGTTTTTTGTGATCTTATAAATGCGACCTGCACCAGACCCCTGCCCACAATAGAAAAGGAAATTGTCATTAAATGAGTCGTAATCCATGCCCGAGTACGTGGGCGCATCTGCGATGAATTGCGTGAGTGCTGCGGATGAATTAAATGAAATCGTAGAGGTGGTTCCAGCCCCCAAATTTGCACGATTTGCCGTGACACCAGAACCGAATCCCTGACCGTCTGCCCATTGAAGTGAAAATATTGACCCATCTGATGAGTCGTAAGCCGTGGGGAAGCGGCCAATGCTGTGCGGATGCGTTCCCCATGTGTTTGTGACTGCGTTAAATTTCTTTCCGCCGCCGGTGTAAATGACGCCAGATGCGTCTTGCGAGTTGCCGTAGTTGCCTGCCACCGGCATGTCTGTGTAAGTGCCGGCAGCGTCCCACGCATTGGTTGCCAGGTTGAAGCCGTCCACATGCACCGTATAGCGTGCGACGGTTCCTATTGCATAGCCACCGACCAACATCACACGATCAGTTTGCGATATGTATTGGATGTAGTTGTACAAGTGCCTCGCCATTGGCGTGCCATCAGATGCGTTGTAACTATCGTTGTCAGCAGCAGAATCGTTTGGGCTGGCGGTCGCCGCTTTGCGCGTGGTCCATGATGGAGAACCCGCTGATAGGTCGCAAGACACAACCCGGTTATCCATGCCAGGATGCCCGCCCGCCGCTGCGATGATGATTTCAGGTGTTGACGGTTTGAGAGCGAAGCCACAATAAGCATCAATATCAGCCCCACCCGCACCGCTGGTGCCGCTGATTGCGAACCATTCGTTAATGGTTGGATGTGCAGAGAGCCACGCGGGTTCACCACCCGTATTCTCTCCCGCTGGTGTACCGCGTCCAAAGCTGCGGGCAGGGTACCTGACGAACATTTAGACGAACTTCGCCTTCAAGGCTTCAATCGCCTTGTTCAGCCGGTCATGCTCTTTCTGAGCGGCATCCACCGCGGCCTGACTGGCTTCTGCGGCTGCTTTGAGTGCTGCGGCCTTGGACGTGATCAGCGAAAGGTCGTCAAGGGCTTTGAGCCGTTCAGCCTTGGAGGCTTCAGCCACACTTTCCGCATTGGCCTTCTCGCGCGCCAGGATGTTCTGGGCGGTCTGGTTGGCCTGCATGATGATGTCAGCGGCCTGCGTCTTGGCTTGATCACCAGCATCGAGCAGGATTTGGGCTGCAGCGTCTTTGGCGTCATCAATCTGCGTCTGAAGGGTTGCCAGCTCCAGTTCGGCCTTGCCCTTGGCAGCTTCAGCAATCTCGCGGGCGCGCTGGGCTTCTGCTGCGGCAAGTTCCACAGAGCCGATTTGCTCCATGGCTTCAGCGGCCTTCACAAAACCCTCATGGAGCCTTGCCTGACGCTTGAGAAAGTCGGAAACTTCGGTGTAGTTCATGATTTAAGTCCTCATGGGTTGCTGACGGCGGGCAACGCAAGTCACCACGACGCTGGTCACTGCAGCCGTGACCCTTGGCCGCGCCCAGGCCGTCACTTCTACGACTTGCTCCAGTGCGTTGGCGCTTTTGTTTATGGCGCCTGCCTGTGCATCGTTCAAGATTTCATAGTTAACGCCATCGTTTGAGCCTTCCCAGACGATAGACCCCGTAGTCCATGTCCCAGCGAATTGAACCGAACGGTCAGCCCACTGCGCAAATGGCATGGGTGCGCCGGTATCCCCATTGTTGACCATGGTCCAAGTAAAAGACTTGACCGATCCGTCATCAGGCGGGAGATTGGCGATAGTGACTGAAACAACTGCCATAAGTGGCTCCTAAAAAAGAAAACCGGCACTTGGCCGGTCGGTGATCATTTGTTTGTTCACCAGCCCATCGTGGGGTCTAGCGGTTTCCATGGTTCGCCATCGTCATAAAGCTGGTCGTCTTCGTTCGATAGCTGATCAGCAACGACCGAAAGGTATCGGTAGTCATCGGCGCCATGGCTGAATTCGTCATGGAGTGGTGCACCTGGTTCGTTGGTCGTCTGGTTTATTGACCGTCGATACCGCTTCAGGCACTCTATGAGTCTGGCCGTCTTGGTCTTGTCGAAATAGACGCGGGGAAATATCATCCGCGCGGCTTTAATTCCAGACTCGACCGCAATATTCGGTGTGATCTTCACCTTGCGTTTGAACGCCTTCAGGATTTCCTCGGCACTCTTGCCGGTCTTGAAGTCCTTGGTTCTTCCATCGTGCGGCAGGTAATCGAATCCCCAATTCAGCCGCATTTGATTAAGGCCAGCCACATACCAATCCAGCGTTTTGTGACTGTCTTCGATGTAGTCGATCACACGAATCTCTGACCTGATCACCTGAACCAACGAAATGGCCATGGAATCATTCCAGCCCAAATCCCAAATAGTGTGAACCTTCAGCCTCGGGTCATACGGGACATTGCAGATTCGGCCATTCCTGATTGAGTCGCCAATTTCATGGGCATAGATCGCTCCGGCAACAGAGGTCCTGCAGCGGCCATCCCATATCTGCGCATAGTCTTCCGTGTTGGTCAGTTGGCAGTGCAGCCGCTCCTGTTCCAAGACCTCAGGGAACCATGGGTTGTCTGTGTAGTTGATCTGCCTAACCAGTGAATTTGGAGGCGGCGAAACTACAAACCGCACATAGGTTTCATCCGTATCAAGCTCGGGATTGAAAGTCACCCAGACCTCAGATTGATCCTTTCGGATGGTCGGGATTAGCGTGTTCCAACTCTTCTTGCTGATGCTTTGCGCTTCTTCGCACCAGACAATATCCACACCTGCATGCGATTTGATGGACTCGACCGTCTGGTTTGACAGCCCGGAAAACGTGAAGTTGCTCCCATTCCTGCCGCGAATCTCTGTCTCAAGAACTTCGTAGAACGACTCAAGACCCATTGATTCAATCTGATCGCTCAACAGGCGGTGGACGGAATCCTTGATGCTCTTTTGAACTTCTCGTGTGCAGAGGATTCGGAGCTTTTCCTTTGCCGCCAAGACAAGCAGCGCCCTGGCGAAACCCCAACTCTTTCCAGACCCTCGGCCACCGTAGGCCACCTTGAACCGCGCCGGCTTGAACAGGAAGTCAAGCGCAGGCGGAAACTTGATTTCAGTTTCCAAACGTCACCTTGAGGTGCAAGTCCTCATCGCCCGCATCCCGATTGATGCTGTCTACAGCTTCCTTGTTGGCCCGCAACAAGTTCAGGCCGATCAGACTGGAGTCGTTGGCCATCTTGGTCAGCACAGCCACGTCCTTGAGAGCGCCCACACTGGCTTCATCCATCGGCCCGGTGTCGTCAATCAGTACAACCTTGCCATGCGCAATGCCGGATAGCCTGTGTGCTGTTGCGGCACCGTAGTTCGCCGCCCCCGCAAGGTGACCGGAAATGGATCGCAATTGGTCTGCGAGATTTATCGCATTGATTTGTTGCGCAATTGGCAAAGACCGCAAAGCCGTTTCTGTCGCAAGTATTTGATTTGCAACAGTTTTTATTGTTGCGATTGGTTTCGCAAATCGTCTTGAGATTGCAGCTCGGTTGACGCCATGCTCTTTTGCCAAATCGGCAGCAGCTTCGCCATCAAGAAGCCTCTTCTCGATAGACTCCCACTGCTTATCCGTTAGCTTTGACTTTCTGCCCATTTCTCACGATGACAAAACAATCTTTGGAGCCGATGGCTTCCTCACAGCCCAGCTTTCCCTTAGCGCAAGAGACATTTTTGCGCGATATTCAGTAGATTTCATCTTTTCTTTGCGCTCATCTGTCCATAAAGCCTTCAACCTTGACACTTCTTCAGCATTTGCCTTGATGCCTTTATTCCATGGCGCGCGACCCTTACCAGTAGCTGATAACTTTGCTCTCATGTCTTCTGTCAATTTCCAGTTGCTTGCCTTTCTTGCTGCGGCGACTTTTTCGACATGATCACGTTTTTGTTTGCGCCCAGTCAGTGCTGTGGCTATTTTTTGTTTATGGCATGCCGGAAGTATGGTGCCTTTCTTGGCATTTGACATTTTTAAGAGGCTTTCTGATCGGTGTTTAAATCCACTAACCCCTTCGCCACCGTCAGTAATATTTGCTAACAAGAAACCATCTTGGCGCAATTGGTTGATGTGCAAAACCTCGTCTGCTAACGCCTCAGACTCATTGGCACACAGAAAACATGAATTTTGATGTTTTCTTTTCCATACTGTTCAACGACTTTTCTATGCAAGCAGTTTCTGCCGCGGATTAAATTGTGACTTCTTGCGCCATGTCCTTTGCCAACATAGAACGGGTCTCCGTTTGGCTTGCAATGAAGATAGACATAAAATTCTGACTGCCCCATGATCTAACTAGGTAGTAAGATTTTTGGCTGTTTCGGGGCTGCAATGTGATGTGGATCAACGGCGTACCGGGCAAACGGCTCATCGCCATGCATATCAACTGGACTCAGAATCACAGCAGTCAGGCGGCTGGTTCCGGGTTCACGTAGGACCGATACCGTGCAGCCGTCGAAGTCTGCCGGCAGGTCGTGAGCAAGTGCCACGATGCCCAGAAGATCACCACCCATTTCAATGATGTCGTCATTTGTGGGTTTGGGTTCTTCCATGGTCACCCCAGACATGATGGCTTCGTTCATCGTTGCATCCTGGCAGCGCCAAAAGCATCGGCGGCGGCGGTTTGTTCTGCCTCGGCTTGAGGTTGTCCACCTGATTTCATGAGTTCGTAGGCCATGGACAGAGCTTCCTTCACATCTTTGGCAGGTTTCATGCCTGCTTCTGGTTGGCCGGGTTGCTCTGCGGCTTCCTGCTCTGGGGTATCAATACCCACGGCGAAAGTTCCGTCCGGGTTGACCTGAATACACACGGTAAATCCGGGTTTGGCTTCTTGGTCGGGTTGACCAGCCATGATGGGTTGCTGCATGTCCATTGGAGTTCCTTGGTTTGTCCCCGCCCACCCGCATACCGCCCAGGTAGACAGGCGATCGCGCTGCACTATGTCGAGGATTGCAGCCCATGAGGTCAGGGTGTGAGCTGCTTGCCCTGCGCCGCGATTTGCCTTTTGTCGTAGCCTGGCGGCTGGAATGACCGGCTGGCAATCGTGATCGGCGGGAATAAAAAAGCCCCAGCCAGTTACCCAGCCGGGGCGTGTACGTCCAGTACGAAAATCAGTTCAGCAGGCTTGGTTGCACCAATTTCTGCAATGCAGCCAGTTCAGATTCAGGAATTGGCTTCTCTTGTTTGCGCTTATTCAGACCGCGGCCATGGAAACTTCCGCGCTCATGGCTGTTTTTGCACTCCAGTTCCTTGGCTGCGCACTGATAAGTCAAGCCTACGCGCTGATTCTTGATGTACGCATCCATAGCGTTGAATGCATCAATGTATGCCAGCTTGTAGCTCAACGCCTTAACGCCAGTAAACCCCATGGCCAGCAAACTGAAGCCATCGCGGGTAATTGTGAATGCACGGTCATGCCGTATTGCGCCATTCCCAATATCGACCGGAATTAACATGTCCCCAAACATGGTGCGATGTTCTCCATGCAGGTTTTGCATCAAAACATCAATGGCCCGAAGCACTCTGTCGTGACGTTTTCCGAAGGCAGCAGCTACCTTACGCGAGTCAGTCGTCAGGGTTTCACCATCAGCATCAATGAAGGCGCGGAAGTTCAATACAGGAAGATCGTTCATGTTCACTTTCGTTGGGACGTAAAAAAGCCCCAGTGAAGGGGCTTGGATGGTCTGGTCTTTGCCAGTTAAATAGATTCGCCCAACTGAGTCATGCGCCTCTTGCGTATAGCGTGCGCGTGTAGGCAGTCTCAGTGGGCTGAAAACGAAAAAAGCCAGCGGATTAAGGCTGGCTTTTGGAGTCGGCTCTGCCACGATGGGCGGAGCGCTTTGATCTTGTTACCGCAACACACGGTATTTATACGGCTGCGGGATTGTAATCACAAATTGAGTGTAGGTGCAATAGTCTTCATGGCCTCGGTTCCTGCCCTGCCCGTCGCCCGGGTCATTTCGGCTTCCAGCCACCTGGCCAACTCCCGGTGTTCTGGTCGGAATTGGGGCTCAAACTTGATCCTGCCCGTTCCTTTGCAGGGTTGGCACTCGTGACCACTCATGGCTGGGGTTCCTGGGATCAGCGTCATCCCGTGACCACCACAAGGCTTGCAGGTTCCGTCCCGGTGCCATGCCAGACAGGCTTTGGCCATGTCGTCACACTGCACTCGGTTGATCTTCACCCTCATGGGCCATGACCGATTGAAAGCCATGTCTGACAGCATTCTCACGATTTCCGCTGCTGCCCGGTTGTCCCCCGTGAACAGGCGCTCCAGCGGTACAGACAGAGGCGACGGCTTGACCGGCTCCCATTGATCGGGTCCGGTCGATCGCTTTCCTTCTGTCAGATGCTTGTCAGCCAGTCCATACGCGCCAAGCACGTCTACATCTTCAAACCCCTGCTTAGCGTCCGGGTCGAACTCGGATTCCCGGTGGGCTTTCAGGTTTGAGCTTCTTGTGGCTCCAGCGTAGCGGTCGGCTATCTTCATGGGCTTCCTTTTTAGTTATCTCATCAGGCCGGCGAATGGGTTCCCCTGATGCTCCACCCAGCTTCTGCCACATCGGACATGGCTGACAAGTGCGCAACTCGTGCCCAATTCTTTGGCCCAGACCTTACCTTGCTTGGTTTCTTTGGTGGCGATGATCTCGCGGGCAATGTCCATGGTGATCTTCCCGAATCTGTTCCGGTTGGCCCTGGCGCCTGATGCCCGGCGCTTGAGTCTGGTCGCCGGGTTGGCCATGGCCTTTTTGGTGATCTCGGCCTTCGTTGTCAACTTCAGGCATGACACACACCTTGGACTATTGCACTTGGTTGAGGCAAACATTCCTTCAGGAATGGGGCCGTTTTGTGCTTCCCAGACCATTCGGCGGACCATCTTCCCTCTGAACTTTGGCTGGTTGGTTTTTCTGAAATAGCTGTTCCACAGTAGGCAGTCACCCCACTCTTCTGTGCGGTCGATGATGTCCATCAAGGTCAGGGTGTCTTCTATCTCGGTCATTCTTCGTATTTCGGTAGGTTCTTGGGCCACTTGCCCTGCGCCAGCACCAGCGTGCGGGTTTTGGCAGCGTAGGTAGCCTCCAGCGCGCGGCGCTCGGCCTGCTTCAGGTTTCCGGATGTGCCCACATACCAATGGCAGCCGGGCTCCTGCCCGTGGGGGCCACACCCGGGCCAGCCGCGGCGGTCATCGGTCTTGATGGCCATGCCTTTGCCTTCATCCGAATGGCAGAACTGGGTGAATCCCTGAATGCCGCAACGGATGCAGGGCAGCCGGCGCACGGCCGACTGATAGGCCGGGCTGGTGACTGCGTTTTCTTTGGCAATCAATACGCTGGGTAGCTCCCCAACTCGAACCATGACTGCCCGCGCCTTCCGAATGGTCTTGATGGCCAACTTCGTTGATTCCTCCCATTCAGGCGGGGGGTAGCCAAGAGGCCGGGTTGGCGCAGGCAGGCTGGTTTCCAGCATCTGACGCGGCCAGCCGGTGCGTTTCATGGGGGTGCGGCGCATCATGGTCAGAACGTCGTCGGCTGGGCAATGCCACGGATGACGGCCATGAAACCGCGCTGCAGGTCGGTCGCGCCGATGCTGATCCAGCGTTGGTCCAGCGGCGGGGTCAGCTGGGTCACGTCCGTTTTACGGGCAACGTCCGCATAGGTGCGCAGCTTGGCGATGTACTCGCCGCAGGCTTCGGCCAGGGCCTTGCCCTCATTCATCAGCGCGACTTCAGCCTCACTCAGTTGGCGATAGCCGGTGATCTTGGGTTGGGTGAAAGTTTCCATGGTTCTCCTTCGGTGGTTGAAAAATTGTTAGCGGCGGCTCAACTGGTCGATCAGCTGGGCCATCGCGGAAGCCTCGGCAATGTCGGTCGTGCGCAAACCGCCTGGCAACACCCAGCCTTCCGGGATGAACGGGCCGCAGCTGGGGGCCCAGATGATCCGGCCCTTGCCGATCGTGATGTTGTCGGGGTGATCGAACACTCCTGAAATCCGTTGTTCAATAAGGCGTTCGGTGGGCATAGGGCTCCTTTGGGTTGTAGGTGGGCTTTATCGGTGGCTTCCAGCGTTTCTGGTCCGGCTTTTTCTCGTAGAAGTCGACGGCCTCGATCTGCCAAACCTCCACGCCGGTGACGATCCTTTTCTTCTTCGTGTTTTTTGTGTGGGAGAACAGGAAGGCGATGGATTGGGTCATGCCGGCTGTCTCTCGTCCAGATACTTCTCGTCATTGGCCGCGTGAGGCTTGATGGGAGGTATCTTCCTGAGCCATGACTGGGCAAAGTCACACTGCGTCCCGGTGGCTCCGTACTCTGTGGTCAGGCCGGTCCCGGCGCAGCGCCAGATCCTGCCAAACTGACTGTGTTCACCCTGCAGGCTGACGACCGTCACCCGCTTGCCCACATTGGGTCCACGGTCCCCGAGTGCGCCAGCGATCACCTCGCACACATCGCCGGATTTGATGGGTTCAATCATTGCAATATCTCCCCCGTCTCTGGGTCCACCTGATAGTCCTCCCACCGCTTCACGCTGAACTCCACACCAAGTTCAGTCACAGCAAAGGCTGTCACCCGGTCGATGTAGGTCGAATAGGCTTTCACCCCGAGGTCTTCCGTGCTGATCCGCACCCGGTTACGGCTCTTTTTGCCGGTCATGGGGTTGATCGTGGTGACGGTCTTGAAGCCCAAGTACTCTTTGCGAAAGTATTCTTT